CAGGGAGTGCTTTGTTTCAAAGAATGGGTACCTGGTTGAGTTCGACTTTGACGCGTACCATCTTAGGCTCATAGGAAACATGGTGGGCTACGACTGGGGAGNGGAGTCCGTGCACGCTCAGCTCGGAAGGCACTATTTCTGCAAGGGCGNCCTGACCCAAGAGGAGTACCAGGAGTCAAAGTCAATGACTTTTAAACAGCTGTACGGTGGGGTTGACGAGCGGCACAGGCGCATAGAGTTCTTTGCAAAGATGGACGACTTTGCNCAGGACCTGTGGAACAGCTACAAAAAGCAGGGAGCAGTTGCACTTCCCAGCGGCAGAGTGATAAAGTGGTCGGAGGACATGAGCAAGTACAAACTGTTCAACTACCTAGTGCAGAATAAGGAGACCGTGGTCAACACGAAAAAGATAAACAGTATAAACCACTACCTCAAGCAAAACGGCATGAAGACGAGCCTCCTATTAATAACCTATGATGCTTTTCTGTTTGACTTCAGTCCAGAAGACGGAAAGCAGGCTCTTTTGAGCATAAAGGAGATTCTTGAGGAGGGCGGCATGGTGGTGAGGCACAAATACGGAAGAGACTACTCATTTTCATCTCAATAATTAATATTTATAAGTAATAGCAGTTATGGAAAATTTAAAGTTGATAGAACTAACACCGGAAGACATAATGAACAAATTATTTTGCAGCTTCACTCCAAAGGAGGAATTGGACGAGAGGCTGCAGGAAATAAACAGAGAGTACAAGATAATGTACGGAAAGATATTCGTGCTGGAGTCCCTAGACTCAGACGAGTACATGTGCACCTACAACATAGAGATAGAGTCTTCCATCACCAGAGTTCTTAAGAACACAATCCTTCTTCACAGAAAAAAGGAATCAAACACCCTGTACACCATAAATGCACTCAACACGCTGATCAGGTCCCTGAACGACGGAGTGCTGGACACCAAGTACATGATCAACTGGATGGACTACAAGAACTCAGTGCTCCTGACCCAGGGCAGTGAACTGAGAAAATTGGACACTGCAATCCACAGGATAGTAAATGTGTCACTTGATTTTTAAATTTTTTATCTTCAATTTGATTCCTTAGATTTCAATCATTAACTAAAACAACACAGAGTTATGGATTTATCAGCATTAAAGAGCCGTTTGGCGGCTCTACAAAATCCTCGTGCTGGCCAGGGTGGGGAGACAGCAAAGACCCTATGGTCCCCATCGGTCGGAAAGCACCTGGTGCGCCTAGTTCCGTCTGCGTACAACAAGTCAAACCCATTCAAGGAGCTGTTCTTCTACTACGGCATCGGCAACAAAAACGCAATGATTGCACTGACAAACTTTGGCGAAAAGGACCCCATTGTGGAGTTCTGCCAAGGATTGAGAAGGTCCTCAGTGAAAGAGGACTGGCAGCTTGCAAGAAAATTGGAGCCAAAGATGAGGGTGTACGCACCTGTAATCGTCAGAGGGGAGGAAGAGCTTGGAGTGGTTCTTTGGGGATTTGGCAAGCAGGTGTACATGGACCTGTTGGCGCTGGTTGAGGACGAGGACGTGGGCGACTTCACTGACCCAGTTCAGGGCCGCGACATAACGATAGACGTGCTAGGCAAAGAGAGCACAGGCCTGAACTACAACACGTCGAGCATAAGGGTGAAGACCAAGGTGACCCCACTGTCGTCGGATCCAGCAAAGATGAAATTATGGCTCAGCACTCAGCCTGACCCAATGACCCAATTTAGGAAGTACACGTACGACGAGATGAAGAGCACTCTGATGGCCCACTTGAACCCAGAAGAGGAGGCTCCAGCAGCTCCTGCCTCCCCTGAAATCAAGGAAGAGGGCATCGGCGACCTTCCTTGGGAAAAAGAACCACCCAAGTCCAAAAACCAGTTCTCTTTGAGCACGTCAAAAACAGACATAGACTCAAAGATAGACGAACTTTTCAAATTTGACTAACAAACAAAGCCCTCAAAAGAGGGCTTTTTTAACGTTAAAAAAGATGGCAAAAGCACTAACAAATAAAATAGCAACGGCTATAAAGACAGAATTCAACCTTGAAAAATTCAAGACGTCAAAGAACCTCTCGTCGTCTTCTGTGAAGTTCAAGGACACAAAGTGGATTCCTCTGTCTCCTGCTTTTCAGGAAGCTCTGCAGATACCTGGAATTCCAATTGGGCACATAACTCTGCTGAGGGGACACTCGGACACGGGCAAAACCACAGCACTTCTGGAGACGGCAGTGCAGGCGCAGAAGATGAACATACTCCCAGTATTCATAATCACCGAGATGAAGTGGAGCTGGGACCACGCAAGGGAGATGGGGCTTAAGTTCGAGGAGGTGCCAAACGAGGATGGAGTGGTTGCGGACTACTCGGGGTTCTTCATCTATGTGGATAGGGAAAAGTTAAACTGCATAGAGGACGTGTCAGCCTTCATACTGGACATTCTGGACGAGCAGAAGAGGGGAAACCTTCCGTACGACCTGTGCTTCTTGTGGGACTCCGTAGGCTCCATACCTTGCAGGATGTCCATAGAGAAGTCGACCAACAACAACGAGTGGAACGCAGGAGCAATGTCTCAGCAGTTTGGGAACTTTGTCAACCAAAAAATAGTGATGTCCAGAAAGGAGAGCCAGCCCCACACAAACACCATGGTTGCGATCAACAAGGTGTGGGTGGCCAAGCCAGAGCACATAATGGGCCAGCCAAAGATGAAGAACAAGGGCGGGGACACGATGTTCTTTGACTCCAGCCTGATAATAACGTTCGGCAACGTGACGAACTCAGGTACCAATAAAATAAAGGCCACAAAAAATGGAAAGGAGGTCGAATTTGCAAAGAGGACAAAGCTCTCCTGCGACAAGAACCACATAACCGGCGTGACCGCAACGAACAAGCTGATAATGACAGTCCATGGATTCATTGAGGACAAGCCATCCGCACTGGAAAAGTACAAAAAGCAATACTCCAACCAGTGGCTCCAAGTGCTGGGGTCTACAGACTTTGACCTTGTTGAGGAGCAGGACGCAGATGCAAAGGACATTTTTGACTCATCAGACTCAGAGTAATGGAAGACAGACACAAAAAAATGATGGAATTCCTTGGAAAGGAGGACCAGAGCAAAAAAGCAGCACCCTTAAAAATAAACGATCGGGTGCTCATAGTGGACTCGCTGAACTCCTTCATAAGGTCTTTCACAATAATAAACCACGTAAACAAGTACGGAATCCACATAGGGGGACTCTCTGGATACTTGAAGTCGCTGGGGTACGCTATAAATTTGGTGAGGCCAACTAGGGTGATGCTGGTTTTCGACGGCCAGGGAGGGTCTACCAACAAGAGGTACCTCTACCCTGAGTACAAGGCGAACAGAGGGTACAGGAGGGTGACCAACTGGGAGCTGTTTGACAACCAGGAGCAGGAAGCAGAGTCCATAACCAACCAAATACTGAGGCTGATAGACTACCTGAAGTGCCTCCCCGTCGACCTGCTGTCAATAGACAAGATAGAGGCGGACGACGTGATTGGGTGCCTGTGCAACAATCTTCAAGGAGAGGTGACCATAGTTTCCAGCGACAGGGACTATCTGCAGTTGGTCAACGACAGGGTCTGCGTATACTCACCAGTGAAGAAGAAGTTCTACGAGCCAAANGACGTNCTGAAAGAGTATGGAGTGACTCCACAGAATTTTCTGATGCAGAAGGTCATAACCGGCGATGCAGGAGACAACGTTCCAGGAGTCAAGGGAATAGGGCAAAAGACCCTTTTAAAGCACTACCCCGAACTGTCGGAACAGGAAGTGTACACTCTAGACGAGATGTTGAACAAGGCAAAGTCAAACAGCGCAAGTGCCTACAAAAAGATAGTTGCTTTTGAGAGCCAGCTCAGGATAAACGAAAAGCTGATGGACCTTAAAAAGGTGAACATACCGGAGGATTCAATGTTGGTGATAGAGGAGGTTCTGAGCAGCCCAAATAAGCTGTTCAGGCCAAAGGAGTTTGCGGAGCTGTACGAGGAGGACGACCTAGGAAAGAGCATAAACAACCTGCAGTTGTGGCTGTTTGAAAAGTTCCATGCTCTGTCAAAATACGAACAATAAAAAAAACAAAAAAGTTATGTACCAAGAAGTATACGGAGACCTGATTAAATTGACAAAAGACGGGCATTTTGACGTCATTACCCACGGTTGCAATTGCATGTGCAAAATGGGAGCAGGGATTGCTCCACAGATGGCCAGAGCATTTGGATGCAACGGATACCCACTGGAAGAATTATCAACAGAGGGAGACATGGACAAATTGGGAAGGATCGACTGGAAGTACTACCCAATCTCTCCCAATAAAAGCGTAGCGGTGGTAAACTCTTACACACAGTACTCTCCAGCGCCATGGCTTAAGCCGTTGGACTACGAAGCGCTGACGCTCTGCATGAGAAAAATCAATCACGCATTCAAGGGAAAACATGTTGGACTTCCGCAAATAGGTGCCGGCCTGGCAGGAGGAGATTGGGAAAGGATCAAACAAATAATACAAACGGAATTGAAGGACTGTAACACAACAGTTGTCATATTCAAAAAATAAAAATAATGCCAGTACTGAACACGTTGCAGAGTTATGGAAATGGTTTCCAAATAAAAGTGCTGTCCAGCCTATTGAAGCACAAGGAGTTTTTGCAAAACGTCAACGACATACTCAGCACAGACATGTTTGACTCCCCTGCGCACAAGTGGATAGTGTCCGAGACGCTCAGGTACTACCACAAGTACCACACGACCCCAACCATGGAGTCGCTTCAGGTGGAAGTAAAAAAGATCGACAACGAGATTCTTAAAGTGGGAGTAATAGACCAGCTCAAGGAGTCCTTGAAGGCAATAAACGACGACAGGGAGTACATAGAGCAGGAGTTTGCAAACTTTTGCAGAAACCAACAGTTGAAGAACGCAATACTTGAGTCGGTTAAGCTCCTTGAGAAGGGCGAGTACGAGGACATAAGGAGCATAATAAACACGGCCGCAAAGGCCGGTCAGGACAAGACGATAGGCCACGAGTACGAAAAGGACCTGGAGACCCGCTACAGGCAGGAGCAGAGGTCGCCTATTCCCACTGCATGGCCCCAGGTGAACGAGCTGCTAATGGGAGGGCTTGGAGTGGGAGACCTAGGAATCATATTTGGAAATCCTGGAGGCGGAAAGTGCATTGGGCCTAACTCCATAGTAGAAATAGAGTACGAAGAAATAGGCGTCGATGTGAACAACAACGGAAAGACAACGACCATTTGGTTTGATTCTTTTGCTGAGTTCAACATAGACGGAACGCACATGTGGGGGCACGAAGTAAAAAAGTTCTTTGAATTTGTTGAGGCCCAAAAATTAAATTAAAAAGTTACGTATGCTAAAGACCAGAAAAGTCCAGAGAAAAATTTCAATGGAAAATTTGTTCATGAAGTTGGCAATAGATCCCAGGCCAAACAATGTTAGGCTGATTGATTTTCCCCTAAAGGTGAAGACTCCCCACGGCTACAAACAAATAGTCAATTTGTTCACCACAGAAAAACAAAAGAGGGTCACAACCTACTTCTCAAATGGAAAAACTCTGACCAGCTCAAACCAGCACTTGCTAAAAGTGGGAGAGGAGTGGAAAAAAGTCGAAGAGCTGCACNAGGGANACTATGTGACAACAGAAAAGGGAACAACAAAAATAACAAAAAAAGTGCACCTCAAGAATGACAAAGTCCTCTACGACATGTCCGTTGACGAGGTCCACTGTTATTATTCAAACGGGTTGCTCTCGCACAACTCCTGGTGTTTGATAAATTTGGGAGCAGCAGCAGTTAAGGCGGGATACACGGTCTGCCACTACACTCTTGAACTGTCGGAGGACTACGTTGGAAAGAGGTA